CATAAGGCGATATGAAGATCCTCACTTTGGAGAACATCATGGATAGAAGTCATGCTCTTGACTTGTTAGATAAACTTTCAAGTCAAAACGCTTATTACAAATCGCTGGATATCTCAGCACAGCTAACGCAATTAAATGCATTAAAAAAGTTACAGCTCGACGGTGATTTAATTACCAACGAACGGGCTATCGTGCTTAAGAAATGTATCCAAAAGCGAAACCTCATACTGCAGATGTCGATCGATTGTTTAGAAGCGCTCGAGGAGCCTGGTTGGTTACAGACCCCTGAAGCATGGCAGTCCATGATAAAACCTTAGTGATGATTAACATAAACCTTTGTGGCTAAGGTACTGACTCTAGTAGTCTAGCAGGTCGCTAGATCCTTCGTGATGCTTAACACGATCGCCCTTTGGGCAGAAAGTGAGGACGCTATGTTTCACACGTCTGAGGATCTTGCTTCTTACTATGCTGCGTTGTCGTTACCCAGATCTCTTGTTGTCGAGTATCAACGACTTCTTGAGAAATGGATCACTAATCACGGTGTAACTTGGACTGTTGATCGCTGTAAAACGATCTATACAGACTTCGTTCGATATAAGGCAGGCATGCCTTTAGCGGGCACTTGGTATTCCAAGAATCATTTTGGTCTCCCAAAGGGCGTGATTTCTCACGTCTTTAAGCTTGCAACATCAAGTAAACGGAAACGTTTTTCTTGTAGTTGTCTGCTTCGTGCTTACACTTGTTATATCTCTGACACAGTTACTGATAAACAGCTCAGTAAATTTATGGCAGGGGTGACTAGTGAGGATGTAATCATTCCTGATTATATCCGAAACGGTGTTATTGGAGGTATGCGAGACATAGGTGGACCGTTTTTAGTCGAAAGATTTCAACAGTCTTATATATCTTATGTTCCCTCTCCTAGTCGTAGAGTACCGTTGTACAATGGTAAAACTGCGGCTGAGGATACTCACTGGTATACTCAATGGTTGACTATTAGGTATACACCAACTGGTAGGTACTTAGAAAGTAAGTACCCTTCCATATTCACTAAAGTCTTCTCTGGTTTCAATAGAGAAGTCAAAGGTGATTGCTGGCCTCCACAGTCTACCGTGGATGCAGTTGGTAAGATAGGGCTCATTCAAGAGCCTGGCTATAAGCTTCGTGCTGTAGCCAATCCTAATAGGGTTTACCAAGTAGCTCTTAAACCGCTCGGCGATGCCATCTACAAGACAGTGCAACAATTGCCTTGGGACTGCACCTTCGATCAGTCGAAAGCTATTCCAGTAGTACAAAAACACTTGCAAGCAAATTCACGCTGCTACTGCATTGATCTCTCTGGAGCAACAGATTATTTTCCTCTGTCACTTCAGTTGGATCTCCTGCATGTGTTATACCCCAATATGAGAGATTATATTGATCTTTTTCAAGATTTATCCAGGAGTAATTGGGTAATGGGTGACACAACTATCAAATGGACGAAAGGTCAGCCCTTAGGGCTTTTTCCTTCATTCGGGTCATTCGCTTTGACTCATGGTATGTTGCTTTATTACCTGAATTCATATTCTCATAATAACGAGTTTTATGTTTTGGGCGATGATGTGATTATCCTTAATGATAGTTTAGCTGCTAAGTATTTGGAGACACTCAAAGTTCTTGGGTGCCCCATTTCTGAAGCTAAATCAATTACTTCGCGAAAAATTGCGGAGTTTGGCGGTAAAATTATATCGAAAGATACAGTTGAACCTCAATTGAAATGGCGACATATGTCGGATGATAATTTTATAGATATCATCAAACTACTTGGCATGCGTGCGATGCGACTACTACGTCCACAACAACGTAAAGTTGTTAGATCCATTCACGATATCCCAGACTTTCTTGGGGGTATCGGTTTTAATCCAAATGGTATCCCCTTACAGGATAGGATAGAAAAATATCTTACTCTGTTTGGTGAAGACGTCAGTACCTTCCTTATGAGCTATGACCGCAAGTTTAACCAATTCTTTAATGAAGAGGTAAAACCTGCTGATAATCGTCTAGCATCCCAGTCATGGGATGGTTCTCGATTACCCGATCTCGACCAGAGATCGGCTGCTCTTGTATCCAAATACCTTCCACTCTTTGCAGAAATGTACGGTTTGATGGGTACTAATCTATACTCGGTACTCCCTCAGAATCAGAGGGTTGCCCTGCCTATAGATGGATTCACGGGAACACGTATCACTTTGCTTGAGTTACTTCAACGCAAACTTAGTTT